CAGTTTCGAGATATTTGTCTAATATAGAAATTGCCTGTAAACGAAATTGTTGAACAGTTACCACAGGCACGATAACCATTCTATTTGAATCGATTCCTCTACTCTCAATCATATCTTTACTGATTGCAGATTCGGATTCGAAGTAGATAACTGCAGCGTCAGGATTATCATCTAGAAACTGTTTACACATTCCTAGTGCAAAGTAAGTTTTACCAGTTGCAGATTCTCCAGCAATTGCAGTGATTTTGTTTTTGGGTAGTCCACCTTTTAGTGAACCTGATAATAATGCATTGAAGACATAACTCCCAGTGTCCACGAAAGAGTCTACATCCCCAGCTGCAACACCTTCTGAAACGATATTTGCATATTCGTTTCCTGTTGCTTTAACTAAGTCTTTAATAAATGACATATTCACCTCTCATAATGATATAACCATTATAATATATAGTGTTAAAAATTACAAGGTGGTTTTATTTCTTTTTGCGATAATCTTTGATTTTCTTACCATTCCTATCACCAAGGTATCCCTCGATCATAGATTTAATAGTATTCACTTGGGCTTCTAGATGAATGATAAACCCGAAAATGATGAGTATAATAGATATGTAAAATATGTCCAAAAAGTCTATAATCATTTTTTAACTTTATCGATCTCTTCCTGAGTGACAATTCCTTTCTCTATTAATATCTCTCTGTGTTTTAGATGTTGTTCTTGAATCTCTTCTTTATTACCACCACCATAATCTACGGCATGGTTATCATCAATCATTTGTTGATTGATACTGTACTCGACTTGATGTACTGGATGACCATAGTTGTGATAAACAAATAACTCACCAAGTATTCTTCCAAACTTTCCTTTATCGTGAGATACAAGGGTTAATACTTCAGCTGATTCAATCAAACTTTTAAGATGTTTCTTGGAAGCTTTACCAAATAATTTTTCTACTTTATCTCTAGTACGAGATTCGGGTGTATCGATACCCATGAGACGCACTCTCTGTTTTTTATAAGTCATTCCAAAACCTAAATCGATGTCGACATCAACTGTGTCGCCATCCACTACTTTGGTTACGGTTACATTATATTCGTACATATCTTTTTATTTATTGTAATTATGTTTTCGATTCTTGGTTTTTTCTTCCCAATGTTCGATTGCCTTACATATCGCCTCCTCTGCGAGTACACTACAATGGATTTTAATTGGTGGTAATTCTAATATTTCTGCAATTTCTTTATCCTTTATTTGTTTTGCTTCATCGACTGTTTTACCAATCAACATATCAACAAATAAACTGGACGATGCAATTGCACTACCACATCCATAGGTTTTGAATTTTACATCCTCAATTCTGTCATCGATATCTAGTTTTAAATCTAGTTTCATAACATCACCACAGGCAGGAGCTCCTACCATACCAGTTGCAACATTAGGGTCTTTGGGGTCAAATCTCCCAACTGCATGTTTTTGTGGTTCATTAAGGACTGCGTTAAATCTGTCTACAACCTTTTTACTGTATGCCATACTTCTATTTATCCAAAAAAGGAGTCTAGACTTGCAACTGGTTCAACATTCCACCCAATTAAACTGATTACGACTTTTAGAGGGTCGACAAAGGCTTTGTCAAATTGCATATCATAATCAATAAATCTATGTAGATCGAACTCCCTTGGTAGAACATTCATGAATGAAATGACATTCTCGTTGATTGGATTAGGTGTAGTAAGATAACTGAATGCAATCTTCTCACCGTTTTTAATCATTTCATATCGTCTATCGATGTTCTTCTTTTTAAGATGGTGATTGTACAACAACGAACCTCTAACATGAATAGGTGTTCCTTTGGAGTAAATATTTGTTGGACAAGCATATTGAACTAAACCTTTACATCCTCTTGGGAATGCAACCTGTTCAGGTGGTAGATTACGAAATTCCTTTCGTGCATTCTCTACGAAATCCCATAGGTCTTGTTCAGTTCCACTCATCACCACTTTAAAAGCTTCTGTAAGTTTTGTTCTGACCCACTGTGGTGTGGAAGATTTTGCAGTTTCGATACCCATCATTTTGAGTTTGGGTTCTGCAAGTCTAACTCCCTCGTTGTCGTGGACATTTAGAATGTATCTTTTCTTTGCAGTCCAAATACCACGATCAGCGATTACCTCTCTCCCCATTTGCATCTTGTTTTGAAAGGCATTAGTGTACTCTGCAAGATCATCAAATCCATCTGCAAGTACCTTCTCAAACATTCCCTCAGACTTGTTCAAGAAATCTATGATCTTACTCTTGTCTGTTTCTTCGGGAAGAACTTTCTGAACCAGTTTGTCCATAGTGATATAAACGGAATCAGTATCCATTGCAATCACAAAGTCTTCGTCCTCTGTTCCAAGAGTATCGTTCATAAATTTATTGATGGTTCTCTCTGACCACTGGATAATCAGTTGACCTGATGTAGTGATTGCCTCTGCAAGATCGATAGAGAAGAATGCAAAGTATTGATTTGCCAATGCACCGTAAGCTGAGTTCAGTGCAATTTTACGAACCATCTGATTGTTGTTTGCCCTCTTGATTAAGGTGTCGAGTTCATTTCTTCTTTTACGATCTTTACATGACTCTCGTTCAATCTGATATTCGATCATCTTTTTCTTCCATGCCTTTCTCTCATCATAGAACTTCTCCATGAGTTCAGGAAGGAAACCTTGACGATCTCTTTTGAACTTTGCACCGTTAGGACAAACAGTATTGTTTTGTTGTTTGAGATATGATAGATCACATTCTTTATTGAGTAGACGATCAATCGATACATCCTCTTTGTATTCCTTCACCATCTTCTCAGGACTGATATTGTACTGCATGATGATATGTGGATACAGTGAGTTCAAGTCAAACGATACCACCCAGTTATGACCACCAACTAATGGGTCTTTGACATAGGCACCTATGATAGGTTTCATCTTGTCATTACCAGTCTTTAGTTTTTGTGGTGGTGTTTGTATATTCTGATCTTTAAGGAAGTTGTAAATAATGGTTTCCCAATACTTCACCATTCCAAAGGTATCGTTGTAGTTACATTTTGCATTGTAACTCATGGCTTGAACAAGTTCGATCAATCCTAGTTTCTCTTCTAGTTCCTCAACCAGTACAGCATCCTGTACATTATACTCAAGAAACTTTGGATAGTCTTGTCGGTAAAGTGTATGCAGATTTCCATACTCTGAATAATCTAGTTTACCTTTACCAAGTTCAACATTTGCAATGTGATCTAGTCTGTAGGATTCCTGATTTACAAATGTATGTTTACGATATAGTTCTAGATAGTCAAGAACATTAACACCGTAAAGATTGTAAACCTGTTGTTTCTGATAACCCTGAGAAGTAAACTCACGAACATCTGATTGATTCCATGGTGATAACTTTTTGTGTTCATCCTCACCTAGGATTCTATCGATACGATTACAAAGATATGTAATATCGAATGAGTTTACATTCCAACCAGTGATGATGTCAAAAGATTCTGATCTCCAATACTTGATAAACTTCATCAAGAGGTTTGCCTCATTGGTACATTCGACATAGATCACATCTGATCTATTATGTTCCCATGGGCCGATACCGAAAACTACAGTTTCTTTTCCGAAAGGTTTGATTGATATTGCATTGACCTTTTCACCAGCGATCATTGGTTCAGGAAATCCATCTTCACACTCACACTCAATATCGAGGGATGCAACCTTGATTAGTTTCGGGTCATAACTAATATCACCTTGAAACTTATCTGCAATGTATGTGTAGATGTATCTGTCGTATCCGTGTATCTCGAATCCTTCGACACCTGAATACCTTTCTCTAAACTTTCTTGCACCACCCATAGAGTTAAGATTCACTGGTTCCAGTGATCTGCCGTCTAAAGATTTAAATGCAGTATCCCCTTTCTTAGATGGGATATAGTGATTAGGACGATAAGAAACAGCCATCTTGACTTGTTTCTTACCTTGATATCCTTTGACTAGAATTTTGTCACGGGTTCGACAGACATTTGTATAGAAATCCATTATATAATTATACTAAATGGAGTCTATTCTGTCAATGTGTTTCTTGTCGGGTGTAGTAAATTTTTTACCGTTTTGAGTTTATCTTCTGCATCTGCAAGTTTAGCGATTTCCACTTCTAGTGCTTGGACTATCTCAGGATGTTCTCCAACTCCAGCTGGTCTTTCGTTATAAACTGCAATGTTAGCTTTGGAAACTTCGATGTCTCCTTTTAGTTTTGCCTCAAGGGCTCTCATTAAATCTGCCATTATGTCTCCAATACCATTTGTTGTAATTCCACTGATCTTCTACCAACCTGACCAAACCATCTTGAGTCTTCCATTTGATTTGCCATTTCTTCCCAGTTTGATACTGATACTGCATACAACATATTTCTGAATTTACCTAGACGATTTGCACCTAAGTTAAAACACATATTAACTAATACATGTTGAATACTCTCAGGTAATGCATCAAAAACGATGTTGTTGTTTTCACATACATGGATAGTTTCATCCACATGTTTCTTAAAATCATCTGAGTAATACATGTCAACAACTTCTTGACTCACTGGTGTTCCAGCTGGTTGACCATATTCGGGGTCTGATTTTTGAATCAGATGCCCTACACCTAAAGTTAGGTATCCTAAACTATCTTCGTAGACTTCTAAGACTTCACCTTCATGTCTTTTAATCTGTTCCTTCAATATTGCTTCGTTCAATTTCTTTATCCCTCTCTATTTGTTCTTCTATGAGTTCCACTAAAATGTCACCCATAAGGTTTTCCAATTCCTTATTATTTAGGAGTTCGTCCATGTCTCCACCCTCGGGAAGTCTTCTTATTGTTCTTTGAAAGTTTAAATGTGGTTTACCATCAACGAACTGGACATCACCATATTGGTAGACTAATCCTTCCCACTCACCACTAATAATTTCTATGGCTGCATCCGACTCATTTGGGTTTTCTACAACCCTAAAAACATTACGAAATAATTTTTCCATAGATTTCATCAGTTATTCTTAAGGAAGTTTCAATGTCTTTATTATCAACAACATTCAACCTTCCCATAAGATTAAAGTTCTTTTGTATATTATTTATCTGGCTTCTACGACCTTCTAACCACTTCTCTGTTTGTGTATCTTGTCGTTCTTCGTGTCTTCGTTTCTCTTCATCTGAGTTAACTGTAAGAATGTAAACTTCTGACTCATGAGTATCTAGTACCCATTCTATATCTTCTGCTCTAAAGAATCGATCACCTTCTATTATAGTGTGTTTCCATCCTACATTTGCACCATCAACAAATTCTCTAAAGTGTGGTATTGCACCATAAGATAATCGATCAGTCCCACCAAAGGTTTCTCCTTCGGGATATCGACCACAAACTAGAATATCACCATGTTGTTGACATTTGAATAGAGGCATAGGTTCCACATCTTTTGGTTCCTCTAAACGAGATATAAGATTTCTCATCAGGGTTGATTTACCTGAACATGGTACTCCACCGATTAAATATATCATTAGAAAAACTCGTCTAGACTTCCATGTTTGTCTTTGTTAGATGGCCCGATAGGATTCTCGGATTTACCACCTATACCCATTGTTGCAACATGTTCATCACAATATGCAACACATGAAAGTCTCACACCATTCCCTTCGATAGGTGTAACACCATGCAATTCGTTTGAATCTGCAATCAATACATCACCATCATCAGCTTCTATTGCAAGACCATATCTAGGGAAACAAAGATATGCACCCTTGAAGTCTCCAATTCTGAAAACGCACATTGTTGTTAATCCAAACTCCAAATCTTTTCCATCTACATGTGCAGACATCTTTGCAGTACCTTCACTCGAATATCTATTTGCAGATAAGGCGGTGATAGGTGCGCCCCCGATGTGGTATTTACTTTCAATATACTCGTCTGCAAATGTTCTTTGCTGACGCCACACATCGGGAGCAGCGATCTTTAATGCACCTTCATTAATAGGTGCAATTTTTTGTAATACTTCCCACTTCTCTTGATTAGATTTCTTTTTCATCCAACCACTAGGATTAATCATTCCAGTAAATCTTCCTCTTTTATATCCTATCAATACAGAATGAATTGCATTTGCCTCTGCAATACGATTGAACTTACCATTCTTTTTAAGTGGATAGTAAGAGTTAGGTGTTCTTAGTTTGTAATGTACACCCTCGATCAATCCTTTCTTTTTCATTTCTTCATGATCGATTGGGCCTGATGCATTTGCTCTCATTGTAGATACATCATCTATGGAGAACAAAGTATCTTTAATAGTTTGATAATCTTCTCCAGTGTATTCACCTTTAACAATATATGCAAGTGGAGCTCTATCTCCTGTAATTGATGCAACTGGTTTTGATACTTTAATTATTTTTTCATTTACACCTATAGATGATACTACTTCATCATAGGACGATTCGTCTAGGAACTTTCCGTTCCATTTATCATAGGTTTCTTTGAAACCGTGATCTACTTTTGCAATGTGTTCCATGGTTCTAATATCTGTTTCTTGATTTCTTGGACTAGGTAATACAAGCACAATGGTGCAACCATTAATCCTATCCTTGCACCTTTATCATTGTAATCACCAGTCATCTGATAATCGTTAGGTAGTGACATAAGTCTTACCATTTCTCTCGGTGTATAAATTCTTTTACCGTTGTAATGGAAATGATTACCACCCATAAATTTAGGTTGACATCCTTGTTCAGTCAATGAATGAGCTGGTAAATGTTTTGGAACTATCCTAGACATATAATAAGAATGTTTCTCGTCTTCCGCTGGTATGTTTCCTAATGCAATGTTCTCTTGATACCAAGGTTTAACTATATGGTCACCAATAGAAACATATGCAAGGTTCTCTCTATCTACAACTCCATCTATTCCTTTACAAGGTGTGCAGTTTGCAAATTTTTCATCAGGATGTTTATCGAATCCATGAACCCAATGACCTTTTGAAGAATCAATCATTGCCTGTTCTAAGTATTTTGCATCTTCGATATTCTCTTCATCATTTTCAAGATCATCGATTGCCTCACCAATACTTGTAAACTGGTCTGATGGTTCAGGAAATATACTTCCCAATGTCATCCATGGTCTACCTATTGCCTCTAGTACATCATCACGAACACCAACCATGAATACTCTTTCTCTCTTTTGAGGTACTCCATGTTCATGTCCTTTCATGATCTTCCATACAACAGAATAACCTAATGCTTCAAAATCTCTTACCATCTTGTTAAGATGATCTCTTGCATAGTCCATTGATAGACCTTTGACATTTTCACATACAATAACCTTAGGCATGAGATCACCAGCAATTCTGATTTGTTCCCATGTAAGGTCTTCTATGTTTTGTTGTTTCATTCCATATGCAACTTTCTCTTGTTCCCATCCTTCTCTTTTGGTTCCAGCCATAGAGAATGGTGGACAAGGTGGTGAACCATCTAATAGATCAAGTTCATATGGTTTAAGACCAGTAAGTTCCATAATACCTTTACCAGTCACTTGTTTGATATCTTTACATTCGTGTACAGTGTTAGGGAAGTTCTTTAGATATGTGTCTACATGAATTTGTTGAAACTCATTCATGTATCGAACATCACCACCTGCGAGTTTATATGCACACGATGAACCACCACCGCCTGCAAAAAATGTAATATATGAGAATTCCTTCTTAGAGGAATAGTGTTTTAAATCTTCTAATGTATATTGAAAGTACATAGAACTATGATAACATATACCATAGTCCTATGTAAAGATGGTTTTTGAAATTAACCGACAAATTCATCACCTTCGTTCCATGCACAACCAGTGAGACCACCAGCTTGTAATCCTTGGAGAGTTCTTAGAACTTCCTGTGCATTTCTTCCAGTGTCTAATGCATTGATTGATGCATGTTGAATGACTCTGTCTTTATCAAAGATGAATGTTGCACGATAACAAACACCGTTTTCATCATCTACGATACCTAGTTGATGTGATAGTCCAAGTCCACAATCAGCTGCAAGTGAATGTCTGATATTACCTATCAACTCATTATCTTGTTTCCATGCTAATTTACAGAACTCGTTATCACCACTGATACCAACAACATTTGCATGATCGACTAATATATCCATTCCAGCAATTTCTGTTGGACAAATGAATGTAAAGTCTTTTGGGTAAAAGTAAACTACAGACCAGTCTTTTTTCAAAGGCTCATATCCTTCGTTAACTTGTACATCTACAAATTCGTTGTTTTCATTTATTCCCTTAAGTGTAAAACTTGGGAACTGTTCTCCTACTGATAACATAAACTTCTCCTATAATAGAATAGACTCCCAGTATAACACTAAGAGTCCATTCTGTATAGTGGGTTTATGAAATTTTTATAGAGACTGGTTTATCCTCTTCGGGAATAACCTTCACTAAACTAACAGACAAGATACCATCTTTTAGTTCTGCAGAATCAATTTCAACATTGTCTGCAAGAGTCCATGATCTCTTGAATGCTCTAGAAGCCAAACCTTTGTGAACGAATTCTTTCTCGGCGTCTTCTACTTTACCCTCGATGATAAGAAGATTCTTCTCTTTAGTAACAGAAACATCTTTTTTACCAAAACCAGCAACTGCAAGTTCAACGGTGAAATGTTCATCGTCAACCTTTACAACATTGTAAGGTGGGTAGTTAGGTTGTGAAAGATTAGATAGTCTATCGAGGTCTTCGAAGTATCTATCAAATCCAATTGCGAACGGTCTGAATTGACCAAATATATCTAAATGCGTCATATTTTTCTCCTTTTAATTAAGCAAGTTAATATATGTGTAATCCTCTATTGAGCAATTACAAAGGTATTTATAATACCTATACTACTATTATATGGGTTTTTTCTAAAATTTCAAGG